CGTAACTTAAAAGGAGATCATTGACTATGTCACGATCTGGCGTTAAGGGAGTTTCTTCCCGTCGTTTACCTCATGCAGTTGGTTTGTCGGATGCGTCTGTAAAAGACGCGATTGAGCAGTTCTATACATCCATCGACACCCCGATCGCGCTCTCGTGTTTTATTCTTTATCAGAATAGAGAGTTCGATCAATTGGTATCGAAAGAAATCGACCCTCGTCAATATAATGACGTTAGTCGGTTTCGGGATGACCTCACTGCTATAAGCTTTCTTCGGAAGTCTGAGTTTTTAGAGACCTCCTTTAATAAAAGAGAGCTTGCGCTTGGCGGCTTTTTGACCGCTGAGTTGCAGTGTCGCGATACGAATAAGCGTTTCTCGAATCTCGCATTAGACCCCCAATTCAAGGGGCCTAACGTGTGGCTGCTTCATGCCGTCACGCGAAAAATTGCAGTGATTCTTGGAAGGTTCCGTATCGATGAAGTCCTCGATTCCGGCTCCTGGGGGCCGGGTGTGTCGCTTTCAGTAAAAGGAAGTGATACATCTGCTGTCAGGAAATTCCGCAAGGAAAACCAGATAACAAGTAGGCTGTACCGTCTTATGGAACCGCTTCTTGAGGCTGCCTATCCCGTATGGTATCGGGACGGTCGTCTCTCTGAAGTGGAGTTCCGTGAGGCTAGTAAGGTTCTAACCGTACCGAAGAATGCTAAGATAGATCGTACCATCGCTGTGGAACCGGGGATTAATCTCTGGTTCCAAAAAGGCGTAGGGGCGGTCATTCGAAACAGACTTCGGAGGAACGGACTCGACCTCGATTCAGACACGAAAAATCAGACGTTAGCGTTACGGGGGTCAAAAACCGCCGGAATTGCAACCGTAGATTTCAGTGCTGCGAGTGACACTATCTCCTATGAGCTTGTACGCGAGATTTTTCCCGCGGATTGGTTTGTAGTTCTTGATGCGTGCCGGAGTCATTACTTTACCATCGACAAGCAAAGGCCCCAACACTTCGAGAAATTCTCGAGTATGGGTAACGGATTTACCTTTGAACTGGAAAGTCTCATCTTCTATGCGGCTGCTCTCGCTGTATCAGAGTACCTCAATGAAGATCAGAGAATTGTATCCGTTTTTGGTGATGATGTTACACTTGCTTCTAGATGCTACCCTTTGTTCTGCGAATTCAGCAAGTTCCTTGGATTTACTGTAAACACCCAGAAGAGTTTTAATTCTGGATATTTCCGGGAATCCTGCGGGTCTTATTGGTTCAATGGACAGGATGTAAAGCCTTTCTTCTTTAAGAAGTATCCGAGCCGACTGCTGTCGGCGTTTTCTCTTATAAACAATATTCGTGAACTATCTCACCGTCGGAATGGAAATTTCGGC